TGGAATACCTTGTTCAGTTCTTCGAGAAATTAAACGAAGAGGGAAAGATTCTTACCGCCAAGCCTGTCATGCCGGAAGCTGACCCTAATGCGGTCAAGGAACTCAAGGCAAAGGGGATAGACGTTGGATAACATTCGGAGACTAACAGACAAAGAAGTAGATGAAGTGGAAGATGGATTTTATAAAAGGATATTTGATTTAAAACCCGAAGACCTTGAAGTGGCGAAGTCATCTTTAATCAGAAGAATGGCATTTTTGGAAATACACAAAATAGCCGAAAGGGTTTATCGAGATGAATTGAAAAAATTGTCAGTTAGAATGGAACAATTTGATTATCAGATTGAAAAATTGGCAGAAGAAATAATCCGAAAAAGAGAAGGTCGATAAGTGGCTGATAACCCCTTCAAGATAACCAAGAACGCCATCCACCACGGACCAATGGAACAACGCCGGGTGGACAAGTACATCCTCATGGAAACCCTCCGTTCGAGGATGATGAGTGACCGTTCACCTTATGACGCCCTGTATGCTGACATTCAATCCGTACTCGATCCCCACATGGTTATCCAGAATATGTACCTTGCGGGATTCCCTGATTTCGTTACTGACCTTTTTATATCCAGCCGACACTTACTTTCGTTCGATGACCTTGATGCTGGACTGCAAGAAGGGATTATCCCCGCCGCTCAAACATGGATGCGTTACGGACTCATGGATGAAGAAAGCCCCGCAATGGAGAAGCCTGATGTTTGGCAATATCTTCACTCGGTTTCTCGTCAATCTCAAGCGGTTTTATTGAACTCAAACTTTTATCAAGAGGCCCCAAATTGGATTAGGTCCGTATCCAGGTTTGGAACCGGGGCGATGATGATGGAAAAGGATGACGATACTTTCGTCCGATTTACTACCTTCCCTATTGGAAGTTATTATATTTCCAACAACAAACGCGGAGTCGTGGACACCATTTGCCGGATGTACCGCAAGACCGTCCGACAAACCATCGAGGATTTCTGCACAAATAAATACGGTGAAGTCAACCTTGACAACTGTTCTGAGGCCCTTCAACTCCAATGGAACGACCCAAAGCGGCACGAAGAATGGGTTGACATAGTGATGTTCATTTTCCCCAACCCTGAGTACGATTACTTCAGGGCCAAGTACGATTCCAAGTACGCTCTTTACTCTTGGAACTATTACGAGATGGGCAGAAATATCGGGCACAAGATTCTGCGCGAGGAAGGTTCGTCTTATTTCCCTGTTTATTGTCTTCGTTGGTATCGCCAGCCAACAGATTCTTATGGCCAAGAGTGTCCCGGTTCCAAGGCTAGAGCCCCTATTCGTCGGATGTTCAAGTCGATCCAGATGTGGCTCATGTCGGCCCAGAAACTTCTCGAACCTCCCGTGGGTGCCGACCCTTCAGTGGGTGGCGGAGTGAGCGGGAACGGTATTGGAACAACCCCCAACTTCATAACTATGATTCCGGGCGGACCTGCGCCGAATAAGAAATTCGCCCCTATCTACCAGATCGACCCGGCCATGCTCAAACCTATTCAGGAATACATTGAGCAATGCGCCAAAGAAATCGACCAGCTTTGCCGTGGAGATATTTTCAGACGGTTTGGAAATGATGAACGTCAAACGCCACCGACCGCTACCGAAGTCCTCCAACGAGTTCAAGAAGATAGCCGTATTCTTGGCCCTATATTTGGGTTCTTCAATTTTGATGGTCTTCAACCTTTAGGCCGAGACATTTATAACCTGATGCTCGAAGACCGAAAGATTGACCCCGCCCCAAAGAGTATCGACAACGCCGACTTGAAGATCCAAATTGTTTCCCGTATCGCCATCGCCTTAAAGCAGGGAGACATTAACGCCTTGAACGCCTATCTTGGAACAGTCAACCAAGTCGTTCAAATCAAAGCTCAGCCCGGTAGCGAGGCCCTTAACGGCGATGAGGTTATGGATTACTCACAACACCTTTTGAACCTTCCGCCAAAACTAAGTTACAGCGGGGATCAACTGGCAAAAATCCGAGACAATATGAATAAAATGAAACAGCAACAAGCCGCCGCACAGGCAGGTGAAACAGCTTCGAAGACGGCCAAGAATTTAGCCGGGGCCGGGACAGGTGGTGACTCGAATCTTTTGCAAAAAATAATGGAATCTCAAGGAGGAAATAGTGCGACCTGATCCGAATCTAATGGTGACATTGAATCCAGCTGAAGCAAAAAGGCAGGAGATTAACGAAACAGTCAATTCGGCTCGTCAAAAGGAATTCAATACCGCGTTAGAGGACGTTTTAAAACTGAAGGAAGGAAGGCTTGTTTTGTCGGTGATTTTCAGGGACTTCCACCTTTACACCACGCCACATGACAGCCACGGATCAACAACTTCTTTCAAGTGTGGCCAGCAAAGCGTTTGTTTTACAATCCGAGATTGGATTCGAGGGGCCGGGATTTACATGGATTATTGGCCCTTAATTGAAAAAGACGACATGGATCGTGCCCAAAGATGGGACGATCTTGCTGAAGAAATGATTAAAAACGCAACCGGATCAAAGAAGTAGTTGCGCTAAAACTTGAAAGGAGATAGATTATGCCTGATGTATTAAATCCAGGTGAAGCCGCACCGCCCCCGCCAGGAGGGCCGTACGTCCCACCGCCAGATACCGGGGTACCTCCAACCAACCCCCCCGTTCCGGTCCCAAAGCCGCCAGTAGCAACGCCGCCGCCAGTTCCGGTACAGGTGCCTCCAAAACCACCTGCACCACCCGAACCAGCGAAACCGGCAACGCCACCAGCGACTCCCCCAGGATCAACGGACAGTTTATTGGATGGAGAATTACCAGTAGCGCCACCAGTCAAACCAACCATTGAAAACCTAAAAATTCCAGAGGGAAACATTAAGTACCCCCAGGAATTCCTGACGAAGATAGTCTCGAAGGCCCCCTCGGTCGAGGAAGCCCAAGCGAGACTCGATACAGCGCATGACCTTCTTACGACGATTCAGTCCGGGGCCAGCGTAAAAAATAAGGAATGGATCGAGGCGTTACGTCAGGATGCCGAGGTTGGTGGAAAGAATTGGGAAGCAAGCGTGAAGCTGTTCCGGTTAGGTGTTGTTGAGGAGTTTGGCGCGGAGTTTGCCAAAGGACTCGCTTTCGGAAAGCTGGATGCCCAACCCGAATTTTTCAAGGGCGTTGTTCGTAGAATGAGGGCCAAAAATCCCTCTCCAAGAGTAGACGGAGATCCGATTGTGAAAGAACCAGAACCGTCGAATCTGGAAGAACAGGCCACTAAAATGTACTCCGGTATGAAAACCGGATACGGAAAAGCTAAACCAAGGACCGCTCCGACGTACTAACCTCATCCGAAAGGATAGGTAATTATGTCAGGACTTTTAGCCGGACTCATCAATTACCCTACCCAAATCGAGGTCGCCAAGTCGTATGGCCCCGAAGGTAAGGAATTGGTGCCGTTCATCGCTTCTCTCAACCAGGACAATATGAACCTGTACGTTGAGCCCTACATCCCGGGCAACGTTTTGGGTGGGTATTTGTCCGAAGCTGAGAATTACATGCCCCTTCCGTCAGCCGCCGCTGATGGTATGGGACAGCTTCCCAACTTCAATACCTCGCAACAGAACTTCGACAACTACTGCAAAGTGCCGGACGTGTTCGAAATTCCCTGCGACGTTTTGGACGCTTTCAAGAACCCCGAGTACTACCGCCTCCGTCAGGTGATGGGCCGTATCCGGGCAATGGGTCATAAGGTGGCCCAGATGTTCTTCTACTCGTCCTTGGCCGTTAACCCGTTGGAATTCAACGGATTGGCTGTCAGGTACAACCATCTTTCGACGACCAACTCGCCTACCGCCCTGAACACCATCAGCGCGGGGGGTACGACGTCCAGCGCTCAAACCTCCGTGTATCTCGTTGGTTTCAGCCCGGATTCCTGTACGGGGATTTTCAACCCCAACGAGGGAACCCCTGGAACCTACGCCGGGTTTCACCATGTCGATGCCGGTATCGTGGACATTTCCACGGCTCCTGACCCGTCAGGTGGCACCAGTGGTCGCATGAGGGTCTATCGGGACTACTTCTCCTATCGTGGTGGCCTTGCTCTCCCTGACTGGCGTTTCGTCCAGAGGGGATGCAATTTTGACACGGTGGACTTGAGTTCGTCCAATCCACAAACCGACGTGAAGTATTGGTTTGAGGAAATGCTCGGGCGTATCCCGAACAGCAACAACGTTCCTTATGAACCCGGAATCTCGTTGCCCAAGCCGACTTATTGGTGGTTCTATAACAGGTCCATGAAGCGTTATCGTGGACATAATCTGCTCAATACCTTGATCGCCGGTGCTGGAATGAGGGCTGATGCCTTGTCCAACCCGGAGAACATCTATATGGGCGAATTCGGCTACGGCGGAGTGCCTGGTGGTATTTGCGATGTCATCACCGACACCGAAGCCGTGGTCGGACAATAAGGAGGAACCATGCGAGTAAACATCGCCAATCAGTTTCAACAGCCTACCACCTCAGCGTTAGTGACGCCCATCACGGCGGCATCGACGTTGTTACCGCTAATCGTTTCGCGTCCAGCGGCCACAACTCACCCGGAAGACACACTGAATCCGCTTGGGTTGTTCGTCCAATGGAGCGCTATTACGGGGGCAGGAACCAACAGCTACCAGTTCCAAGTTCAACAGTCGTCAGACAATGCGGGGTTGACTAACGCATTGGTAGTGGCCGATACCGGGGTGATGGTTGCCACCGGAACGGCGTCTACCACGACACCGACCTTGAACAACACCTCACTTTTCCTGAGAATCGACTGGAATACGATTTCTCAGCCTTATTTGGGGTGCGTGGTCAAATTGGCCGGAAACGGAACGCCTTCAATCTCGATCCTGATGGCAGGATTGATGAATTTGAACGATGTTCCTTCTGGTCTGGGAACCGTGGTCGCCGCGAACTACACGCCCTAAAAAAGCGTTTAGTTTTAGCATCGTTTGGCTTATTATGGGCATGGGGTCGAAAGGCCCCATGTCTAAATTTCACAAGGAGGCGTCATGCCTAAAATGATTACGATTCGTTACAAAGATTCCAGTCCGAATTGGCCTGGGGATGTGGCCGCGATGAACAAGTTCAACCTGCCGCAAGGTTTTGATGGACCGAAGTATCCGGGGTATGAAGAACAAATCCCTGGCGACCTTTTGGATGACACCGATAAAGTCATCGACTACAAAGGCCCCGCCGACCAGCGCGGGGGAAGAGATCACGAACAAATTACGGAGATGGAATACCGTAAGAGGCTTTACGAAACAGGTGGATACCACAACCATTCGTCCCGCAAGATGCACCAACCGGCTCCCCCTCGCCTGATGCAGAACAAGAGCATGCTGAAGGTCTACTCACCGCCTCGGGCGTTGCAAGCTCAAGACCTTGAGAACTTCCTTTGGAAAACTAAGGTAGCCACCTTGGTTCTCAAGGAGTTCAACCCGATCTGCATGGAATTAATCAGCGAAGTCACCGACGACATGATGGCGACTTTGAAGACAAAAGCCAAAGAGCCCGGTGGAAAGATTTACGAAAACCTCCTCAAGGGTCCAGGGATGATTAAGCCCACCAAAGAGGAAAGGGACATGCCGAAAGCGGCTCCCGCGAATGACGCTCCCGACATTACCCAGATGGACGAGAACAACGCCGTCAAATACGTCAAGGAAGTTAGCGACGTGGATCTCTTGAAGAACTATTCGGCCCAAGAGTCGAAGAAGTCTCGCCCTCGCGTGGCCGTCGCCATTGAAACACGGATTCAGGAATTGTCCAAGCCTTCGGCGCTGTAAGGTGCCAGCTAAGTCGAAGGCTCAGTTGAGATGGGTAAACAGTCCTTCGGGTCATAAGGCTTTGGGGGCTAAAGGTGTCGCTGAATGGAATAGCGCCACAAAAGGAAAAAAGTTACCAGAAAAAGTTAAACATCATTATCACGGAAGCCAAGGAGGAAAGTAATGGAAAAACACTTTAGGCCAGGGAGCGGGATGAAGGGCCACTTTAAGCCAAGTGGGGCTGGACACGTTGCCGATTTTGAACCCGGCAAGGGCGGGGGAAGCAAATCGAAAACCGAAGCCTACAAGCACGATGGCCACGGAATGAAAGGCGCTCACCACGTCGGTCATGGGGTTCACCACATGGGACACGGAAAGACCGCTCCGGTCCATAACGTCCATCACTACGGGGCTGAACACGGCCAGCATCACGATCTGGGCTAAATGCTCACCGAGACTGACCTTGCCAATATGGCACTCCTCCACCTGGGGGATGCCACGGAAATTGAAGACCTTGCCACGGATACAACGAAGTCAGGCCGGGTCATGCGTCGCCTTTACCCAAATCTTCGCCGAGCGCTATTGAGTGTTTGGGATTGGCCTTTCGCTACTTACTTCGTCCAAGCTCAGATTCAAAGTTTTTGGCCAACCCCCGAATATGGTTTCGCTTGGCAGTATCCAAATAATTGCCTGAAATTTGTTCGCGTCTACAACGGGAAAAGCACCGATGACATAAGTGACAAGGTTCCGTATGGCCAGTTGGGTAGCGGAAACCAACGATTGATTACCACTAACTTTGGGCCTTCGATGCTTTTGCCTCAAAACAATCTCATCCCGACGACGACACCTTCCTCGTTTACAGGAACACCTTCTCCGATTCCTGTTTTTGAATACGTTTCTGACATAACCAATTTTTCACTCATGCCCCAACTATTCAAGGATGCCCTGGCTCTCTACATGGCGGCTTATGCGGCTCCTTCGTTGCCTGGGATTGGGGCGGTTGACTTACGAGAAAAGAATCTCGCTCTCGGAGGACAGGCCCTACAATTAGCCGGAGCCCAGAACATGAATGAGAGGTACATCACGCCCGAGAAGCGGAGCCTGATTGAAAAGGCTGGTCTTGGTCAAGGCATCTGTATCCCGTTGAGCAGTTTACAAAACTACGTGCCAGCGAATTATACCCCATAGGAGGTAGTAATGCGCACTACCTTAAATAAAGGGAACTTCGCCGCAGGGCAGATAGCCCGTGATCTTTGGGGACGTACTGATGCCGCAAAATATCAGACCGGGTTAAAGAAACTCCGAAACTGTTTTATAAATAAACGAGGTATCCTTTACAACGTACCCGGCACTCAAGCCATCCTACCGTGGAAATATCCAACTAAACCTGTCCGTCAAATCTCTTTCAAGTTTTCCTTCAGCCAACAATACGATCTTGTTTTTGGCGACAAGTACATGCACGTCATTCAAAATGGAGTTCCGGTTTTTAATCCCGGCGAGACACTTAATATCGTTAGTTTTCCGAATGGGGTTAACCCGACACTCACGATAGGCTTAGGAACTAACCAAGGCGTCGCTCCTCCTCAAATATCTAATGGCATGATGGTTCAACTTCAGCCTTATTTTGCGCCAACCTTTGTTAAGGATGTTCCGTTGGCGTCAAACGACATGAGTCTTTTCGCTTACAATAAATGGTTCATAATTCAGAACGTACAAATTTTCGCAGGGACGACAACTTTCACACTGACGACATTGAGCGGAGCTAATATTGACAGTACTACCTGGGGGGCATATGGCGGAAACCTTCAGTTAAATACCGTTTACGAAGTCACGACTCCTTACGTCTACACCGATCTCTCGCTCATAAAGTACAAACAGTCTTTCGACATTGTTCAACTCAGGCACCATTCTTATCCGAGGTATCAGTTGTCGAGAGGAGGAACTACCGCTTGGAATCTTTTGGTAAACAACGGTTGGCCTTCTCAAACCCAACAGGCAAATAATTTAGGTGAAAGTGGTGGAGGAGCCGGAGGGCCTTATTACTACAAGGTCACTACCTACAACGTGGACACGAAAAAAGAGAGTTTGCCTTGTCCGGTTTCCACTTTATCAAACCAGTACAAACAAAACATTACTTCGGCTCAACTGAATTGGGATGGCGCAAATTGGGCCGTTCTTCTAACTATGCCATCGGTTGCCGGGCTTGCTGTTGGTCAAAATATTTATTTTTCAAGTTTGGTATTCGATCCAAGCGTGACGATATATTTAAATCCAGGTAAAGCTTATCCAATAGCTGGAATAAACTCTTCTAATAATACGGTGAGCGTTTACGGAAATGTTTTATGGTCTTCTTTAGGAGCCGCTGTTCTTTCTTTTGCGGCGGGAACTTATGGGTTCACCGTTTCAACTGTCAACCCAAGCCTAATAGCCTCAATCACAAACACAAATCCCATAACCATAACTACGGTAAATCAGCATGGATTAACAAACGGTCAAGAAGTAACCGTTCAAAATTTAGGAGTTTTTGGAATTGATGGGTTGACTTTCAACGCGACAGTCTTGGGGGCGTCTACGCTTTCCTTGAATGGGGTTGACGGAGCTAACTATACTTTGCCAGTAGCAATTCCAACGGGGGCTTTTATTTCTCCTACTGCGATTACTTCTCCCAATGCTCCATCTGTCGCAAATCCAATTACGATTACGGGGTCAACTTCAAACCCGTCCCTGACAACCTCTAACATTATATATTTAATTTACGCCTCCAATAATTTGAACAGCGGGTATGGATTTATAGGGTCAGCAATTCCTTCACCTCTACTTGCAACATTTTCTTTCCAAGATAAAGGAATCCCTCCCGACCCAACACTTACGCCAAAAGGATACACCCCTCTTTTTATCGGAGCAGGAAACTACCCTTCCGACTGTAACTTTTACCAACAACGCCTTGTCGAACTGGCGACGGATAATAACCC